AGTTTCCATGACCCCAGAGCTCAAGGCAATTTATTCAACCATGTGTATGGGGCTGAATAAAATGCTTAAACAATTTGATTGGTATGCTTTTGGTAAGCAGCCATCACAAATTGCTGAGCGTGTACGGGACATTGCCAGTGACGCCGAATATATAGTCAAAACTGATTATACTCGGTGGGATGGTACTGTCTCCCCTGCGATCCGTGCATTGGAGAAAATGGTATGGGAGCGTTTTAATCCCGACGCTATCCCATGGCATGCGTTACAAAGCAAGCAACCAATGAGGTTGGGATCAAAGAAGGTGAAGAATTATAGCAACCGATTATCAGGGTCACCTGAAACGGCATGCTTGAATAGCATTATGAATGCCTTCGTTGCTTATTGCCATTTACGCAACCAGCAGCTGTCACCATTAGATGCCTGGAGGGCATTGGGAGTTTACGGAGGAGATGACGGTATAACCGTCATATCTGATCCCGCTGAAAAGTCGGATTATGAAAACTTGGCGGCAAGTTTCGGATTAAAACTTAAATGTGAAGTGGTCAAGAGCGGTGAGACTGGCGTTGAATTCCTGTCCCGCATTTATTGTTCACAAGTCTGGTCCGGCCACACATGCAACACTGCAACATTGTGTCGTGCATGCGCCAAGTTACATCTCGCAGTGAACGCAAACCTAACTGCCAAACAAAAGGTGATCAGGTACGGAGAAAAGGCCTTTGCCTACTACCTGAGTGACAGAAACACCCCTGGCCTTGGGGTGTGGGCTGAAAAGGTACACTCATTGATCAGAGCTACAACTTTACCACCAGACGCTTATGGTCGAGATACCATGGAGGAACATCAGTATGAGGCATTCCGTGACTGTGCAGCTGAAATAGTTGCGTATCAACAGGCACGTGATAAATTTGATATCAGTTCTGAGATAGACACCTGGTACCCAAGACTCTATAATGTTACCTCACCTCCGCTAGTTATAATCAAGCATACTCCAGGACCTATGGCAAAGAATCCTGTTATAATTGACGGAGAACGCATTGGTCCTGAAGGGGTTGATGTCCAATTGAAGAACCAACCATCACAAGGAGACCAGGCTCCGTCCCCACCTTCAGCTACAACGCCTTCACCAGTTGAGGCAGCTCATAGTGCACCTGAAGGATTATCACAAGCTGGGACTCAAGGTGCACCAGGACCATCCACAGCACAAACCACCAGTCAAAGTGCATCTCATATATCATCATCCCAACCTCAACCAACACCAGCTGGTCCCACACTAACACCACCAAGCCCTGGCATAACTTCTATAGAACCAGAAGTAATGCGAAGAACTATCATGGACTTCCTTATTCCACATTTATTTGAGGGTCAGAGTCAAAAACCAGGGCCTAGCTTAAAGCCTGTTAATAACTCGCAAACAAGAAGGAACTTTAAGCGCTCACAAGCAACGGGAAAAACACCCGTATCATCAGTTAATCCCCGCAAACCAGACGCGGGGTCACCAGCACCAGGAGGGCGTGCTGCTGGTGCTAACTGAGCACAAGCACACACGTGGCGCGTGTGTAAATGGGGTCTGCGCGCCGCCCCCGTGAAAA